TCGTATCGATGACGCTGATTCGTTGACAAACACGCTAGATTTACCTTTTCGGTTCTACCCGTGTTTAGCAGCGGGTCTTGCTTACTACATTTCTTTGAAACGCGCACCAGAGCGTGTGCAGATGTTGAAAGCTGTCTACGAAGAGGAGTTTGATAGAGCGAGTACAGAGGACCGCGACAGGTCTTCCTTTAATGTAACTCCGCAGTATCAGTATCTGAGGGTAAGCTAATGGCACGTTATGCGTCAGGTGAGTTTGCATATTTTATCTCAGACCGTTCAGGTTTTCGCTATCCTTACAAACAGATGAAGATAGAGTGGACCGGCGCGGCTGTTGGGCCTGACGAATTTGAACCAAAGCATCCGCAGTTAGAGCCTGTACGGCATGTGGCAGACCCCCAGGCTCTACAAAACGCAAGACCTGACTCTAACAATAAGATACCCGCTACGGTGTCTTTTCCATCCTTTAATTTAACTACGCTTCAGTATATAAATACACCTGTAGCAACTGGTAAGATTGGCAACGTAACGGTGGTGACATGAGCTTCACACACACTACATTAAAACAGGCCATACAAGATTGGACCGAGAACAGCGAAACCTCTTTCGTTAACAATCTTGACGTGTTTATCAAAAACGCTGAAGAGCGTATTTTGAAGCTTGTGGACTTAGATTTCTTTCGCAAGAATGTGACTGCGCCTATGACTAGCAGCAATCAATATTTGAATGTTCCTAGTGATTATTTAGCTTCATTTTCGTTTTCATATACAAAAACAAACGGTGATAAAGAGTTTCTGCTTTTGAAGGATGTTAACTTCTTGCAGGAGTTTCACCCGGATGCTTCTGATACAGGTGCCCCGAAATACTACGCTATCTTTGACGTAGACAACTTCATAATTGCACCTACCCCAGACGCTAATTATAACACTGAGCTTCATTACTACTATCGCCCAGCTTCAATCACAGGAAGCGGGGGGACATCATGGCTAGGTGAAAACGCTCCTAATACCCTTCTTTACGGGTCTTTGGTGGAAGCGTACACCTTTATGAAGGGTGAAGCAGACATGCTTCAATTGTATGAACAAAGATTTGTGGAAGCAGTGGCCCGCATGAAAAATTACGGTGAGGGCCGTGAAAATTCTGATGCTTATAGGGAAGGTTTAGTGCGCGTCAGACAAACGTAAGAGGGGCTTAATGAAAATAAGATATTACTACGATATCGGTGATGACGCGCCGAGCAAATACGCGTCTGAAGCGGATGCCCCGTGGTGCCCAGATTTTGTCTTTTCTGAGGCAGCTAAACACACTCCTTCATGGTTTAAATCGCTAGCCACAACAGTAGACGAAGATAAGACTTTAAAGTTTTGTCCCTCGTTTCTGAACCACTTTCAAAACGGTTTTGTGGTAAGAAATCATACGGATCTTCACGTTTCCTTAAAAGACGGACAAGTAAACTTGCAAAGTAAGAGTGATGATTTCCCTCATATACATGTGCATGAAGGTTTTCAATTTGGCGATAATTACCCGTTCCCTGTGGGGTATCTACCCGCTTCGGTAAAGTTCTTATCTCCTTACACCTTTGTGGCACCAAGAGATATGTGCGTTATGGTGCAACCTTGCTGGTGGTCGGATTCTGCAAACTTAGTGTCAGCAATACCGGGTCTTTTGAAGGTTAAAAAAGGGTGTCACTTTAAGTTAAACATAAACACGTTTGTAAAAGCCCCTGCGGACGATTATGTTATTTCCGCACTAACACCACTGGCTCAGGTCTTCTTTTTTGATTCTTACGAGCCTTCATTTGTTATGGAACAGGATCTTTCCTCAACAAAGGATGCAAAATGGTGGCGAAGAAGAAATCAGTATTTTGAGCTTAGACGCTCTATAATAACCCCCATGAAAAGGGTTTCGGACTTTTTGATAAAGAGAAAAAAATGAACTTTGATATAGTACCTCTTTTCCCCACACCTTTGTATGTCGCAGATTTAGGCAGACCCTTAACTGATGATGAGCGTTCTTTCATTATGGCGCAGAGAAAAGACTGCATGCAAAACGCTTCTAATTGGTCTAGCAACAATCAAAAAATTCTTAACGCACCAGAACTTATTGCTCTGAACCAGACAATAACGCAGCATCTTCATAATTATTATCACGCTGTTTACATGCCCACAGAACCGCTGCACCCCTACGTTACACACTCGTGCGTAAACTTTAACGAAAAAGGTCATATTCATCACGGGCATAGACATCCAAATAGCTTTGCGTCAGGGGTTCTGTACATTGATGTGGATGACGACAACGACGGCATTGTATTTCAATCAGACCAATTTGACATGGTCACAATTGACAACATCCTTCAGCCAAACGGTTACAATGTGAAGGATTATCTACATCGCGTAAGAAACAATATGATTGTTATATTCCCTTCTGTGCTTGTCCACGGGGTTGATCCAAATGAAAGAGACCAAGAGCGTGTCTCTTTAGCTTTTAATAGCTGGTTCAGTGGGACTGTAGGAAGATATGATTACGGAGATAGTTTGTCCCTATGATAAATGAAATTATTCCTCTTGTATCTGTAGACACTTGCGACATGATTCATGAGTACATGGCTATGCATTACTCTGGTGAAAATGTTGAAGACACCAATGTTCCAGGGGCAGCTATAGAAGCTTATCAAGATTTTCACACTCAATTTCTACTTCATTCGCTAAAGCCGAAGATTGAAGAGCATTACGGCAAGAACCTGTTGCCAACATACTCTTTCTTCAGGACATACAAAGAAGGTCAGGCTTTGTACAAACACCGCGACAGGGATGAGTGTGAGATTTCTGTAACTATATGCATGAAGACTAATGCTGATTATGTATGGCCTATTTACATAGATGGTAAACCTTACGGGCTAAATCCCGGAGAGGGTATTATTTACAAGGGGGAAGAACAGCTACATTGGCGGGAGCCTTTGGGGTTTGTTGAATTTGAAAACAAAGACATAAAGGTTGTCAGAAAAGAGTTTTGGCACTCTCAAGTCTTTCTTCATTATGTTGAAGCTGGGGGCAAGTATGACACAAGACCATACGAACATTAAAAAAATAGCAATAGTCGCTCTTGGCGGGAGCTTTGCAGACTATGTTATGGCAAGAATAAACTCCGAAAGATTTGATGAGGTTTGGGGGATAAACTGTATTGGCGCAGTTTTTCACGTTGATAGAACATTTATGATGGATCCTGCATCTAGGTTTTTGGATGACATCAAAGCGGGAACTCAGACAGGCGTTGCACAAGAGTTTCTTTTAGAAACCCCAAACAAGGGGCCAATATACTCTTGTGTTGAGGATGAAAGGGTTCCGGAAATAGAACTCTTCCCATTGCAGCAAGTTATATCTGCAACTGGATTTAGTTACTTCAACAACACTGTGGCGTATGCGGTTGCGTATGCTATAGCCACCGGAGTTGAAGAAATATGCTTATATGGCATAGACTACAGTTACAAAGAAAACATTCATGTGGCAGAGGCGGGCAGAGGCTGTGTTGAGTTTTGGTGTGGTATTGCCGCTGCTCGGGGCATAAAGATACAGGTCGCTCCGCGTTCCCCTCTTTTAGACACCAATGTGCCAGATGATAAAAAGCTTTATGGCTATCATAGGTTAGATGACCCGCTGGTTCAAAAAATAGAAGATGGGTCTTTAATGATAACAAAAGCAAGCATGTTAACCCCGCCGGAGCCGGTAGATAACGGCCCTGTTTTGATAGGTCGGGATGACGTAGAAGGTGTAAGTTACACAAAGGAGAATAAAGATGATTAGTGTAAATAGCCCTTTGGTTTTAGGCGGCGTAAACGTGATGACCTCAGACGATGGCGGTTTAAGCACAGATCAAGTGGCTGAATTAGCTATGGACAAGATTATGAAAGTCTCAGAAAGTGCCCCGCCTGCGATTAAGGAACAAGCTGAAGTTTTTCAAGCAAATGTTCATAAGGTGGTGTATCACTACATAGAATTGGCAAGAAAGGAAGAACGTGCTACAATCGCTCGTAGAATGGACAAACTTGGCAATTCTGAAATGGCTGACCTTGTAAGGAGAATATAATGGCTATTGATCAGGCAATGTGTACATCTTTTAAGGTTGAACTCCTTACAGGTACGCACAACTTTACGAACTCAACCGGTGACAGCTTCAAGCTGGCTATGTACGCTATTAATTCTGGCGGCAAGAGCAGCACTACGGCTTCTTTGGGTGAATCCACCACAGCGTTTACAACAACTGGTGAAGTTGCTTCCTCAGGCACATATGCAACTGGTGGCGGCACGTTGACAAATGTAACACCGACATCATCAGGCACAACTGCATTTACTGACTTTGCAGATTTGAGCTTCACCACAGCGACAATTACCGCTCGTGGCGCATTAATCTATAATGATACTGACGGTGACAGAGCGGTAGCTGTTCTGGACTTTGGTGCTGATAAGACATCAACTGCTGGAACATTTACAATTCAGTTCCCAACTGCTGACGCATCTAACGCAATCATCCGTATTGCATAAGTAGGCTGTCATGGCTAATAGCGGCTGGAGTGACGGTACATGGGGGTCGAGCTTCTGGGGCGGGTTTCAGGACCTGTCCTTCTCGATTACTGGTGTCTCGGGCACGACAGCCGTGGGCACTGCTATAGGGCTGTCCACAGCAACCCCTACACCTAATGGTCAATCTGCTACTGGCGCGGTAGGCTCCGTGCTTGTCCGAATACCTGTTGATGTTTCTGTCACGGGGGTAGGGGCTACCGGCAAAATGACAGACGGGTGGGGAGACGGTGGCTACGGTCTTGATGCTTGGGGCGGAACAACCAGCGTTGAGCTTGTTCAGAAGCCTGTTATTACGTCTCCTCGTATACAAGGTATCATTGGTGCGCGTGTTAGCTTCACCGCCCAAGCGGATGCTGCTTTAACTACAAGTCAGTCAAAGTTTGGCGGGTCTTCTCTAGCTCTCGATGGTACGGGGGATAGAGTACAGTCAACCGACATAACCCTTGGTACAGATAGCTACACTTGGGAAACTTTTGCTTACTTCAACAACTTCAGTAGTACGCAATGTATTTGGGATGCGGGTGAGAACGTAGGCGCAAGCCAAAACCCTGTCGTTTACATCACCTCTACAAATCTTCAGTTAAGCTATGCTGGCGGCACATACATCAATCAAGCGCACGGTATGACAGCAGGGGGCTGGCACCACATTGCGATTGTACGCGACGGTAATCAGCTTGAAGCGTTTATTGATGGAACAAGTATTGGTACTGCAACGTATACTGGCGGCTCTGGTGCGACAAACCACGTTCTTGGCGGCAACTTTGCTGGCACCTTTACAATGGATGGTTTTCTTGATGAGTCGCGGCTCACCAAGCGCGTTATCTATACAGGTAACTTTACCCCGCCAACACAAGCCTTCACTGCTAACGCGGCTGATGAATGGCTTTTACACTATGATGGTTCAAACGGAAGCACAGACATTGAGAACAGTGCGCCAGGTAATAATGGCCTGACTGTTACAGGCCTAGCGGTTGTAGGTGTCACCGGTCCGGGTATGACCGCAAGCTTGGGAACTGCTCTTGCTGGTGCGGGTGCTATCGTCACTGAAACAGGCATGACAGGATCCGTTAACCTTGGGGATGAATCTGTTGCAGCCGACGCTAACGTATATCCAACGGGTTTAGCAAGCACGTCTTTCATAGGTGGAAACTATGTAGTAAAGGGGACTTCACCTGTAAACGTGACAAGTCCGGGGGCAATGACCACAACGCTAAACGGAAGTGGCATAACCGTCATACAAAGTCAGCTAATAAAGCAAACAGGCTTTGAAGCAACTGGTTCTATAGACATGCTGGAGATAACTGCGGACGCCAACCTCACATTGACGGGAGTAAGCGGAACGGGTAATATAGGCAGTATTCTAATTTGGAACCAAATTTCTCCCACGCCTACGGCAACATGGAATGAGGTAGCAGCATAATGGCTAGTACATATACAGCAAACAACGGCATTGAGAAGCCCGGTACTGGTGAGCAATCTGGTACTTGGGGCACAACCACTAATCTCAACTTTGACATCATTGACCGCGTACTGAGCGGCGTTGGTTCAATCACACTGTCAGGTACAGCGCATACACTTTCTACAACGGACGGTGCGCTTTCAGACGGTATGTATAAAGTTCTTGTTCTTGGCGGCACCCCGTCAGGTACAAACACAGTTACAATTTCCCCAAATGACCAAGCAAAGCTGTACTTTGTAAAGAATAGCTCTGGTCAGACAGCCACCTTTACACAGGGAACTGGCGGGAATGTTAACGTCGCAAACGGTGAAACAAAGATTATTTTTGCAGACGGCGCGGGTGCTGGAGCAGAAGTAACTGATTTTACTAACACTTTGGCTGTTCCGACTGACTTGGTGAACGATACGACTCCGCAGTTGGGCGGCAATTTGGACGTTAATAGCAACGAGATTACCTCTGCTTCTAACGGAAATGTGGTCGTAAACCCCGACGGGACAGGCACTATTGAGCTTGAAGCCGCTACAAATATTACTGGCGACACTACTTTCGCGGGTAACGCGGTTCCAGATGCAGATGGCACCCGTGATTTGGGTACAACAACAGTTCGTTATGCGAATGTTTTTGCAGACACGTTCACATCTGGTGACTTGGTGTTGAACAACACCGACAGAAGCTTTGTGAACGATGTTGATGGTACTCAGGGACGCTGGCGCATCCAAGAGGGTGACAACAATCTTTTCATTATCAACGAGCTTACAGGGGCTAAATACAAATTTGTTCTTGAAGCCGTTTAATTTTCATAGAGGGGCATTATGAAAGATTTAGGCGCAGATTATATTGGTGTTTATGACCACGTTTTTAGTGAAGATCAGTGTTCAGAAATAATCAATACCTTTGAAAAGATACACGAAATCTCTTCTTTTAACAAATCGGATGGTACAGATCAGTTTCATCAAGGCGCGTTGGGAAGAAAAGACAGTTCTCTTTTCTTTGAACAATGCTGTCAGCCTATGGGCCGCGCCATAAATGAAGCTATTATGGGGTGCTTCAATCAGTATTCTCAGGACTATTTAGGCCTTCAAGGTATGCGCGTATTTTCCCAATGCGTTAAAGTGCAGAGAACTCCACCTAAAGGCGGTTATCATGTCTGGCACTCTGAACATGCTGGGGACATTGGTAGCATGAGAAGGGCTGCGGTTTGGATACTGTATTTAAGCACTCATGAGGGCTCTGGAGAGACCGAGTTCTTGCAGCAGGGTATCAGGGTTGCGCCACAGGCGGGTCGCGTGGTAATATGGCCTGCAAGCTACACTCATCCTCATAGAGGAAATCCGGTGTATGATAAGGACAAATATATAGCTACGGGATGGTTTGAGCATTATTATGATGTTTTGAATGAAGCCCAAAGAGGTGAATGATGCCAAAATGTTATGCTAAAATTGAGAGCAGTGCCGTAACCGATATCGCTGTATACGATGCGGACCCCGGTTCTCCGTGGGTAGCTGCGGGCGACAACTGTACAGCAGGAGAAGTTGTTGCTTGGGATACAGTAAGCCTTGGTGCCGCTTATGATTCTTCTGAGTCTGGCAGTGCCGCATTTACTGCTGCCGCTCCTGACCAAGACGCTAACTACGATAAGGCTGTAAAGTTGCTTGGCGAATCAGATTGGACTCAGTTGAACGACACGGGTCTTACTTCTTCAAATAAAACTGAATGGCAGACTTACAGAGCATCACTTAGAGCAATCGCCAAAAACCCGACTGCGGGTAATAAGACATGGCCCACAAAGCCGGATGAGGAGTACACATAATGGCCTATGTAATCGGTAATACAACAGTTATCACCAACAACGGTGCTTTGGGGACTATTGACGGCAACAGCTTGAACCTTTCTAACAATTCCAACATCGCTGGTGGTGGATCTGCAACATCCGTGATTTCCTCAACTAACAACTCAGTAGCTGTACCTGGAACACCCCTCGGTATAGCTGTTATGTCTGGTGGCGGAAACGGTGGCGGTTCATCCCAGAACAACTTTGCATTTGGAACTGGCGGAACTGGTGGTTATCAGTCGTTTGGTGCCTTTGATTTGAGCCCCGGCGGTAACTGTGCTTTCACCATTGGTGGCGCGGGCGGTAATTCAGCGTTTAACTATCCAAGCGGTGCAAACATCTCTCCTGCCGTTGCGGACACCTCACTGTCTGGCTTTGGGGGCCAAAGAATCGCCGGTCAAGGTCATCCAAATGGACGCGCTGGCGGTTCTTTCTTTGCCAACTTCCGCAACGCTCGTCAGAACGGTTCCTTAGGTGCGGGCGGTGGTGCGACACGCTTTGCTCCACAGCAGGGTAACCCCGGTAGTGGCGGTTCTGGTGCGGGCATTTTGATTGGTTTTTAAATATGTTTGTCCTGAACGAAAAGTTTAAGGAAAACTTTTTGCCTTCAGTGGATATGACCGGAGAAGAGTTCCGCACCAAACACGGAAGGCAGTGGCTTAATTATGCTCGTAATGTCGTGGCGAGTATGGAAGTCACAAACAGCCAAAATCAAGTTGATGATTATGTTGGCGTTTGGGAAGATGCCTTCCTTTTTGATGGTTTTGAAAACGGCAAATATAAGTTTCTTTCACCCGCTATATTACAGTGTATGCACAGGCATGCTTTGTTTGGCATGGGTTCTTGGCACATAGCTTTTAGAGAAGCGTATCTGGTAGAGAACAGTGAAAGAAATGACGTAATTCTGGAGCTTTATTGGAAGGGAAAAAGCATCATTCCAGATACGGATATAAGGGGCAACAAAGTACAAATTGGGGTTACAAACCCGCGTTATTATCTGCCCGCAGAAGTTATATCCTTGTTTGATTAGGAGTTTGGGTACGATGATGACAATATCGACAGACCTTACTAAGAACATCCTTATACTAAATGACTTTTTCCCTCTTCTTAATGTAATGGAAGAGGAGTTAAAGTCGATTCCGTTGTACGCCTGCCAGAACCACCCCGAGCATGTTAATTTATCTGAGCTAGAGGCTTCTTGGCCCGGTAAACGAAGCGAAAATCTTTTAGACACCTCCAAGATTCTTAGCGCACTTTTCCTGCAAACTTTACAGAGTAGGGTTTCCTTCAGCAAAAACTTTTATCCTACTTTGTATATTCACTTGAGAGATGAAAGCTGCGAAGGCACGGATTGGATACATACAGATGAAAACCTATTATCCGTCCTTGTTTATTTGTCAGATACCAACCTTGATTCTGGAACAGGTTTTTTTGAGGGCGACACCCTCATAGATAAGGTCAGCTTCGTTAAGAATCGGGCCGTTGTTTTTCCGGGTTCAATGCGTCACATGTCCTTGGGCAATCACGGCGAGGGAATTAAAACAGGAAGACTTACATTAAACGCTTTTTTGCATGAAAGGTAAGGGGCAATGGAATTAATGCGTGTAGATGCGTTCTGGATAAAGGACCATATAGAAGAGGGTGAATTTTCAAAGGGTCTTTTGGAACATATAAAAAATGCTGACTCTGAGGAGTTAACTGTTCCAGATGGCCCAGGTGAAGCACATATTTCAAGGCACGACTATAACAAAAGCTTTCAGACAGATAGGCCGTGGGTTGAATACGCATTGCCTACCATACAACAAAAACTCACAGAAATGGTGGCTGAAATAGGCTTTGACGGCATTGAAATGGACGCAATGTGGTTTCAACAATACTATTTTGAAGACGGTCATGCTTGGCACACCCACGCGGGCAACTTTACGGGTGTATACTATCTTGAACTTCCAGAAAATGCTCAAGCGACAGAGCTTGTTGTTAACAACGAGGTTATTTGTCCAGATGTGAAACAAGGGGACATTGTAGTATTCCCGTCACATACCATACATAGAGGCCCTTGGATTAAGTTAGACACGAGAAAAACCATTGTATCCTATAACTTTTATGTTCCAAATATCGCATTACCGGTGTTTGAGGCACTAAACCGGATTACTGACGGCGATAGAGTTTTAGATTAGGGGGCGGTCTAATGAACTTTGATATAGTTATTCAAAGAAATGCAGTATCTTTAGACATATGTAAGGCTGTTTTAGACTTACAGGCTGAAGAGGAAGCTAGTGTCAGAGATGGGGTAGATATCTCCATCAGGCAAAGTCGGGTTACCTTTTTGCACGGATATCTAAGATACCCTAAACTGTGGGATGCTTTAGGTCGTTTGGTTCATCAAGTAAACCAAGATGTATACCAGTTTGATTTGATTCAGCTTGAGACCATTCAGCTAACTGAATACGACGAAAGCTATCAGGGTAGATATGATAATCACATAGATTCAAGAGGCCCTAATCCTGAAAACGGGTTTCATAGGAAATTGTCTATGGTTGTCCAAATGAGCCCCGGTTCTTCTTATGAAGGTGGGGATCTTCTTTTTCCCACACAAGAGGATTATGACCCTCAACAGGCGCGGGAACAGGGGACGGCGATTATATTTCCATCACACCTTTTACATGCAGTAACCCCTGTAACCAAAGGTCATAGAAAAAGTCTGGTGTCTTGGGTTGAAGGCCCAGCTTTCAGATAGAAGCAAAATGTTGTATGATGAGGGGCATATAACGATATAGGTGTGCCATGCCTCTTACAAAATTACAGTTTAGACCCGGTATAAACAGGGAAACCACTTCATACTCTAATGAAGGGGGTTGGTTTGATTGCGATAAGATTCGGTTTTATCAGGGATTTCCAGAAAAAATAGGTGGTTGGTCTAAGTATAGCTCCACAGCGTATCTGGGGACTGCTCGTAGATTACATAACTGGGTCGCCTTAGATGGTTCTAACTACATGGGTGTCGGTACAAACCTGAAGTATTATATCGAAGAAGGTGGCCTATACAACGACATTACTCCTTTGCGGGCAACTACAAGTGCGGGCGATGTGACCTTTTCGGCTACTGATGGTAGCAGCACAATCACTGTAACAGACACTGACCACGGTGCGGTGGAGAATGATTTTGTAACTTTCTCTGACGCCGCATCTCTTGGTGGGGACATTGGAGCGGCTGTTCTCAACAAAGAATACCAAATAACTCGTGTTGTGGACGCCAACACCTACGAGATAGACGTTTCCCCTTTTGTTGCTAATTCTTCAGATACTGGCAATGGTGGCTCAAGCACCGTAGGCAAATACCAGATTAACACTGGTCTGGACAGTGGGGTCGGCGGAACAGGTTGGGGTGCGGGCCTGTATGGTGGCACAGTGTCTTCTGCTGCCACAACCACGCTGAACGGTAGTATTACTGATTCTGCCACTACCCTAACACTTTCAGATGCCAGTGGTTTTTCTAGCACCGGCACTGTCTTGATTGGCACAGAACTGATCACATACACTGGAAAGTCTACAAATGACCTGACAGGGCTTACCAGAGGCACGTCTGGAACAACCGCGGCGGCACACTCTAGCGGCGTAACTGTTCAACAGGCAGATGCTTTTACAGGATGGGGGTCCGCAGCAGCGGGCGGTGTAACCACTACTACAGAACTTCGTTTGTGGTCTCATGACAATTTTGGCGAAGATTTGCTTATCAACCCTATTGATAGTGCGATATACTATTGGGACAAGACCAACACGCTTTCAAACAGAGCGGTAAACATAACCTCTGTTACAGGATCTAGTGGTGCGCCTACGATTGCAAAGCAAGTTCTCGTTTCTGACCTTGACCGTCATGTCATCGCTTTTGCATGTAACCCTTTGGGTAGCTCTACTCAAGATAATCTCTTAATACGATTCTCTAGCCAAGAAAGCCTGACTGATTGGACACCAACAGTCACCAATACCGCGGGCGATTTGCGGTTGGGTTCTGGGTCAACCTTTGTTCAGGCCTTAGAAACAAAGCGTGAAATCCTGATTTGGACAGATAAATCGCTACATTCTATGCGTTTTATTGGTCAACCGTTTACTTTTGGGCTGCAACAGCTTGCCTCTAACATCACCATTATGGGGCCAAAAGCGGCGGTAGCTACAGAAGACTTTGTATTCTGGATGGGTAACGACAACTTCTATGTCTACGCCGGTCAAACAACGCAACTTCCGTG